AGGATCTTCTATATATTCATTTGCAATAATTGAATTAAATGCATCCTCTTTTAAAAAAGTTCTTACTTCCTCAACTGTACAATACATATTAATCCTCTATTAATCTTGTTTTTCTACTGCTTGTATTGCTGCAATTAATTCATCTTTTTTCATAGAAGAATATCCTGTAATTCCTTTTTCTTGAGCTATAGCTTTCAATTGTTCAACAGTCATTGACTCATAATCTGTTGCTGAATTTACATTTCCTTCATCTGCTGAAGTTGCTTGAACCTTATTGTCACCTTTACCTGTTGATCCAAAAGCCATTTGCCAAAATCCATATCCTGCATTAGATCTAGCCCTTATTCCATATCTGTATTCATCATAATTAAATACATTTTCATCATTTTCATTTGTCATTGAAGTAAACTTTGGAGCTTCTCTTTCTTGAAATATTAATGGCTTTAAAGCTTTTACTGTACATAACAAATACCACGCTTTATCTTCTCCAGCTAATTCAGGAACAACCAAAAGTTTAGCTGTATCCTTCCAAATATTACTTGAACCATCAATATATTCAGCTGTAAGAATTGTTTTAGCAGCACCTTCTAATGCTGGTGGGACTACTAAAGTATCAGGAATTACATTTAAGCTATTACCATTTTCATCTATTAAGCTCATCATTGACATTCTAGCTTCGCCATATGATTCGGCTGTTAATGGTTTTTCACTCATATTACTAACTGTTCTATCTCCGACTTTATGTTCTTTTGAAAAGAACGGTTTTTTATCATAACATGCAATCTCAAATCCATTCTTTAACAGATTAAAAACTAAATGATCAGGATGTGATGCTGTACTTTGTGCAATATCTGCAACTATTGGATTATAAATTCCTATCTTGTCATCTTCGATTTCATCTCTTGGAACTGCTATTGTTAATTCAAATTTTCTGTTTTTAACTGTGTAATCTGATGCTGAAAGGTTTTGAATCTCTCTTTCACCAATCCACTCTCTCATTCTTGGAATTTTACCAAGCCATTTATAATTTTCCTCGCTTGTTGATGATGGCACTCTTGTTGCTATGTTTTGCCACAAAGGTTTCTGCTCATTAAACACCTTATTAAAAATTGTGTTAAATCCAACAAATATGCCTCTTAATGCTAATTGATTTACTATCATTTTTACTTACCTCCAACCTATAATGTTTCTACTTGTACAAATCCACCTTCTAATCCGATAACCTTACCAGCTATTGAATTATTCTCACTTGCCATTGTTACAGTCTTAGAATCTAAGATATAACATTGCTTCATTACATCTTTTTGTTCAACTGGATTTTCAGGATCATTATTCCATTTAAATACTCCTCTTTTGACATTTACGCTTACAGCTCCATCAACACTATTTAATGAATTATCAACATATTGTTCTGATCTTCCTATAGCTGTTATTTCAGCAGCCTTTACGGCTTCAATTGCCATACCAGTTGAATCTAATGCAACCAAGCAATTTTCATTAATGATTGTTCCAGCTTTTACAGGAACTACAATAAGCTTTCCACCATTGTTAACTTCGTTTCCTACCATTTGCATTCAACCTCCACATTTTTCTCAACATCTTCTTTTGAAACTCCAAGCTGCTTTAATACTTGCATTGTTGTGTCATCCTCCAAGTCTTTCTTGATATTCTCTTTACTATAGTTAATCTTTCCAACTGGAACTGTTCTTGGAGCTTTTTCAGTAAAAGCTTTAAATCCTTCAGGATCTTTTAAAGCATATTCTTCAGCCCATTCTTGCTGAGCTGTAGTTATCTTTCCATCCTTTAATGCTTTTATAACTAAGGATTTACTTTCATCTTTTTGAATCTTTTCTTTCAATGCTTTTACATCTTCAGCACTATTTTTTAAGCTCATGATTAGTGCTGCAACATCTTCTGTTTTTGCAGTCTCATCTAACCCTAATGCTCCTAAAATTGTTTTATTAGCAACAACTTCTGTTCCTTCTTCTTTCTTTGGTTCTTCAGGTTCTTTAGACTTTCCGTCTTCTGCTTCCTTATTTGCTTTCATCTTTTGTATAACTTCTGCAACCTTTGATAAAGCCTCTTTTATTTGTTCTTCTGTTGCGTCTTCAGGCAACCCTAATTGTTTCGCAATTTCTTTTAAGTCCATTTTTTCATCCTCCTTGTTATCTTCATATTGATTTAAATCTATTGAATTTATTATGGGATACATATTATCAATTGCTGGTGTATTTGTTAGAGCTACTGAATGCAAAACTACAGCCTTGTTATCCTTTTTTCTAACTAATACTACTGGACTAAGATATCTATATTCTTTTTTAAATACTCTTGAGCTTTAGGTGTCCATTCAACCTTTGCGACAATTGCATTATCTTCTTTTTCAATATCTTTTATCCATCCACCAGCTGGAGCTTGAGTATTCTCTAATGTCTGATGCTCATAGTCAATTACTAGATCAAGCCCTCGGCTTTTAAACCGTTCTTTCATCTGCTTAAAGCTTTCATCATCAACAATGAAATCTCCCTTTTGAGACTTTACATTTCCAAAAGGTAAAATTTTTATTTTGTCAGGTACTCCATTAACTTCTGAAGTACACATAAAAATTAAATGCTTGGACATATAACATCACCTTTCAACTTAATATCCTTTCAGAACGCGTCAGAACGCGTTAGAACGGTTATGTATTATTATTCTTGTATAATTTATCAAGTCATTATTTTTAATGCTGAAAATCAGCCTTTTTACTGTTTTGCTTTTTTATTATTTGAATACATCTTTTCATATGCTTTTTGCATGCTTTCAGGATATTCTTTTAGATCAGGTTTCCATGTCTGCTTCCCTGGATTAGTATTAAAATTTTTATCAACTACTAATGGCACTGTATGACCATCTACTTCAACATACTTAGGTACTTCATCTAAAACTTCCAGATTTCTTTGCTCCACCTGTCTTTTAGAAAGTGTAACAACTGTACATCTGCATCTATATCCATTCGGCGGAAACCATTCATTCCACATTGGATCATCTGCTCTAAATACTTTTCCATTCATTCCTCTATGTGCTAACCTAGTTCTTCTATCATCAACAGCAACATATTTCCAATATGGGCGGAGCTTCATTACCGTTGGCTCAGTCATCTGTTTATAATGACCTGCATTATATGCTGTTTGAATATTAGTTCTAAATACATTATCTGCTTGAAAATTCGTTAATCCTACATAGCCCTTATCTTCTAAAAAAGTATTCATGTTCTTTTTGAACTCCTGCATTGTTATTCCATTTTCTAAAGCCTTTAATATTTCTTCATAAAACTGTTTTAATATCTCAACTTTGCTATATCCTGAAACTGTAAAAGCTAAAGCCTTATACTCATTAGCAATTCTATAAAACTGACTTGGTGGCAATATAACCTTACCTTTGAAATAATCTATTGCTTCATCAAAACTATGATTGTTTGCTAATATATTAAACAGATCCTTCATTTTCTAAAGACCTCCCAATCATATCTGCACAAAACATAAATTTCTGTAGCATAATATCAAGATCTTTTATGTCCATATTTTTAAGTATTTTCTCAACATATTTCTCATCATCAAGTTTATTTTTTATATCTTCTAAACTCTCAGCTGAATTGACAAGCTTCTTGATTGGTTCAAATATTTCTGTAAATATTTTTGAGCTTTCTTTTACTGCAATATCTGCCATCTTGTCTATATTATTTTGACTTTCATTTACTTTTTGTTCTTCCTTATTAGCAATAAGGTTTAAATCATTCTTCATTGGCAAAGGAAAGTTAGTTGTGTTAACTGGTGGCTGTGCAACTTCCTCACCATTTTCAGGCTTTGGTATATTAAACTTTTTATATAAGTGTGATGTTGGAATCTTTAAACCTATATCACAGCTTAAAGTTTTATATACTTCTGAAAGTTGTTTTAAGTCTTCAGAACCTTCACAATCAAATAAAATTGAAGGTACTCTTTCAGTTCCAAAATTAAACCATACAAGAGGTTTAATTAAATAACTTTTTAGCGTTGAAGCTAATGCTTTACAATCTGATACTGTAAGATCATGCCTAACCTCATCATGAGTTTTACTTTGTGCATATGATCCACTATTACCAGCATCACTTGTTAATGTCTGTCCTAAAACAGCCTTTGATATTTGTTCATCACAAAACCTTGCAAGTGACTCATAAAGATTTATTGATGTTCCTTTATTGCTCTCAACAAATGTTATGTCTGTTCCTTCAGGAACAATTCCAGCTGCATCTGTACCAATTCTTATTAAAGCTCTCATAAGTGATTCTTTATCTTCCTCACTTGCTGATGCATTATATTTTCCTAATCTGATAGGCATTCCAAACACTTCACAAAAACTTATCCAGTCTTTTATGTCATAATTCTTGAATAAATACATCCATGCAACTATTCTCAATATTCCTGCTCTGCTTGCGTGACCACTTTTAGCTTTGTATCTATGAATAATAAACTTGTTTTCTTCAAGCTCTATTCCTTCAGGATGTTCTTCAGTCATTACCTTAAATTTATCTTCATAATCCCAAAAGAATTTTTTCTGTGGAACTCTTCTAATATCTTCAATTGATGTTTTTCCATCTTCGACTTTCCAATATATTTCACTTACCGCTATACCTTTTCCAATTGCATCAAGTAAATCAAATAATATGTCCTCAAATTTCTCTATTCCATCAAGTTCCTTTTGGACAAAATCAGCTATTTCCTTGTCATATTCATCATCACTATAAGCAATGATTTTATAATTAAGACCAGTTGCAGCATTCTTTCTTGTTTGAAGTTGTGAAAATAAATGAGTATCTTTTTCCTCCATTTCTTCAAACAATTCCATTTGTCTCATGATATCTCCCTGATCAGCTTCTTTTAAAATTCTCGCTAACTTTTGTGGAGTTAATCCATTAGATGGATATGTTGAATATTTATCTTGAACACTTACCGTTGCAATAACATTTGTATTGGCTCTAGTTACTGATTGAATTTTCTTTTTCTTCTTAGCCATCTAATACGCTCCTTTCATGAAGCCTATTGCTCTTCTTACTACAGATTTATAATTTGCCTTTGTATTTCCATTTATCTTTTGTGCTAATCTTACAGCCATCTCTAATCCATCAGGAGCATCATCATTTTTACCCATTGGATATTCTGTTAACTGTTTTATTAATGCCTTATGCTTCTTGTTAAATTTAATAAACTTATTTTTAATAAGTGGCTGTAATGATTCAATTCTTAATTGTTTATTTACTGTACTTTGAATTTCTTCTATAGGAAGATATTCTCCAGCTTCAGCTGACTGTTTTGCCATAACTTCTT